ATCTGCTGTCTTATTTATCCCATTAGTAAGAGCAGCTCTCACTTGAATGTTTGAGTATTCGTGTGAGAAACTATTAAGCCAAGACAAAGAGGCTAAAGTGTCCTCTCCTAGTAGATCCTTTAAGTTCACTGTATTACCAAAAAAGGTGATCCTGTAGGTATTAGGTAATCCACCTTTGACATCTACTCCCTCTAGCTTTACTTTCCCATCTCTAAATGGCTTATTATTCAGCTCTATTTTTGCATCTACTTTTTTCCTAGCATCAAAGCCATTCTCTATATCGAAATTCTGATAGTGCTTAAATATCTTATTATTGACCTTTGAGGCAGGTAGGCTGAATGTCTTAGTGAAATCAGTGAATACTTTTCCTATGTCTTTTACATTTTGAATGGTCTGAGTAATGCTCACAGACTCATCTGCAAACATATCCACTCTTTGACCCTCTATATAAAGCTGTATTTTTTGCATCTATCTGATGGTGTTTATTATCTCAAATGAGTAAGTGAAATCTAGTGTGTACTGTATTAGCTTATCATTGAGCTTAGTCTTGTGTGTTAATGAGCTTGTATCTAAGTTCACAGGCAATACCTGTCCATCTTTAGTCACCCATACTGCCTCGCTAAGAATCATCTCTTTTAATGGGTAGTACATTTGCTCATCTATAAATCCTGTATTTATTGTCACCTTCTCAGATCCGTTCTTAGAGAGTATTTTATTTGTATGGGCACTTACATTGTAAATCCCTAGACCATTGATTGTAGATGCCTTATATCGCTCCTCAGAGGCTGTCATAGACTCTATTGACTTCTTATCAAACCACATATCCTGATAAGCTCCATACTTATTAATAAATGTCAATTTCAATGGTGTGTGTTTATTGTCACAGATCCTCTCTATAGTTACATTATTACCTCCTGCAGAAACAGATGTAGCTGCTCCATCAAATGTAGCATATGCTATAGCTCCTGCATTTTCAAAAGGTACTACCCCTGACTCACCATCAGGTACATATATTTTTGAGTTTGTCTGTAATAGAGATCCTGCAGGGATTGTCTTGACAGTGTCCTGAGTATATGAGTAGCCATCAAATCCAATGTGTGAGAATGTCACAGGCTCTAAGCCTACCACAGCACCTGTAGCATTTATGCCATCATAGAATGTGATCACCCCATCTACAGGTAGTGTGTCAGAATTATAAGTCCCTGAGAATTGAGGATCAATGTAATCCCTAGCTAATTCAGAGATCTCAAACAGCACCCCATTAGATCCATCTACAGACTTCACTAAAGTATAAAAAAGCTGTCCATCTAGTGAAAGCTCTAGCTTAGCTGATAATGCTCCTGCCTGTATGTGGTATTCAAAGTGTGGTGATCTTAATAGTATATTTGCCATCTTATTATGTTATTATATCTAAAAAATTCTCAGCATCTAAGCCAAAGCTCTCTACTAATTCTTTTGGAAGGTTCTTAAATTGCTGCTCAAAGGGCTTAGTAAAGAAAAAAGAGGGCTTTATACCCTTCTCTTTTACTGATCTAGCTATCACAAATCCTATGCTTTTATAGTTTCCCTTTTTAAATTTGCCTTTATCATCTCTCAGTCTTATCCTTTTCCTCTTTGCCCACTCTGCAAATGTCCCTGTATGGTATTCCATTCCCATAACTGCTGAGCTATCTTTGTATTTAAAGGGACTTTTAGCAGTTCCTATGGGGCTACTCTTAGTACCTCTCACCCCTTTGTCTATAAATTCACCATAGGGCATCATACTAAATAACAAATAAGCAGACCCATTGTCTACATCTAAAGCATAATCTAGGCTATTGTAGAGCTTGCTAGAGACATTATGACCCTCTTTAGTCAGTCTAGTCCTAGCCTGCTTTATTACAGCCTTAGCAAACTTTCTAAGTGCCTCCTCAGTATGCTTTAATTTAACAGACATTTATATCATTTTGTATAACCACATCAAAGCTACCTGTCCATCCCGCTAGCATATTCTCAAACCTATCCACAAATGGCTCCATAGTCACATCACCTAAAATCTGATACCCTTCATTGTAGATGGTACTGATCCTTAGCTTTTGGACAAGTGTATTAATTACACTCATTTGAGTATTAAGGACATCCTGCTCATTGGTAGTACCTAAGAACACATCCTCAGTCTCATCCTTAGAGATGTTCACTAAGTCCATAGAGATGATGCTCATATTTATTGTGAGAGTTCTCTCAGAGCTTACTACACTATTCACTATGGTGTGAGACAGTGGAAAAATTGTCTGTTTGTTTAGGTCTATTTTTGTGATGTCTCCATAGGTCACTGTATTGACATTAGGATTATCCAAAAGCATATCCTTTATCTTTTCAGTGAGTAGGTAAAATCCTCTTATTGCTACGTTGTTCATATATTACTTTTTATCTGCTTAGCTTCTAGCTCTAGTTTGCCCTTTTCAAATGTCAGGTAGGTTAGACCTGTATGTATGTTTAGTTTGGTGATATCCTCAAATCTTGTAATATCTCCCTGAGCGAGTGTGTAAATTGATTGATACCATCCCCATCTTTTACCGAATTGGGAAACTGAATCAAAGCTGTCTCCTCCTGATCCTGTAAATAGCTCATCATAGCCTGTGATAAGTCGATCCCTAAACTGTAAAAAAAAAGCATACAGCCAAAGACTGCATCCATAGGCATATCCTTCATATGCTCTCCATCAGTCTCTTTGTACTCCTCTATGTTATACTTGTCTCCATACTTGTGAGCTACAGGTCTGTATAAAACAGCCATAGCCCTATGCATCTCCTTCCAATCACTTAGGAATGTCTCTAGATCTATAAACTCCCCCATACTGATAGCCTCTAGATTAGGAATAAATCCATACTCTACCCCATTCATTTTAAATCTTTGAATGAGCTGTGGCTTCTCTAGCAGCATCTGCTCTAGTATATCACAGACAGCCTTTATATCTGCAAACTTCATTTTAAGAGTCTCAGATAGTTTGACACCACAAAAGATCTCTATCATTTTGATGTCTATAAAGGTGTTATCCTCACTACCTTCAATGATGGATAGATACTTTTGATACTGCCCTAATGTGATGTCTGATAGTGTATCAGGTACTAAAATCTCTACTTTCATAATTTATGCTCTATATATATAACTCATTTTTATTGGATCTTTAAAAAATAAAGATAAAAAAAAGCCCCCCATTTCTGAGAGACTCTTTCATCATTAACCTAAACATATTAACTAACTATTAATTTAACCACCCTGTCACAGCATTAAAGAACATCAAACCAATGCCTATAATGCAATAAAATGAGATCAGGTAGTATATATTCTCAGGGTCTTTTTTAAGCCAATTTTTCATAGTGGTATATTTTATCTTGTATTCTATTAATTACATATTCTGATAGTAGGTCTGTGATGTCTAATTTAGACCCTACCAATTTGACACTCTCTATGTCTATAACATCTGAGGAAGGTGGCTCAAAGTAATCACCATCTGATCCGTGATCAAAGTAGTACTCTACCTCTAGTGTGATGTCATCTATTATAATCTCTAAGTTTTTCATAGTCTGTCTGTTTTGATGTACTAGCTTTATTGCCTTTGTACCCTACAAATATACAAATATATTTCTGACTTATGCAAATACTTTAATAACTTTTTTTTGATTATTTTCTATATACATACCAATATGAGAAGGCATAAATCATCACAGCCCCTGCTATTACTAGGATTACATCAATATCATTACCATTAAAATTTTTCATATTTTTTTACATTATAGTGTATTTTCCATAGGATGGATTACTCAGTAGGTTATATGCCCCATATCTCAGGCTGTCTATGCAATGATCATTTTTGGCTACAGGGATATTAGTTAGCTTGCCTGTTTTATCCTCCTGCCATTTGTAATTCCTCATCTCTTGGATCAGGTTGTTAGATGATGAGGTGATGTGGATCTTATATCTCTTGAGTACATCTATACCTGCCTGTATTGAATTAGCTCCCTTCTTAGTTGGTCTGATAGGTATGCCCATCCTTCTCAGTTCCTCTATAACCTCAGGTCTTGCACTATCTGCATAGATTATACCTTGCAGTTCTATGCTCTTTAGATACTGTCCCATATCATAACCTGTCATCCCTGTTCTGTAGAGCAGCTCATTTGCATATAGATTGTGATCCTTCCTGTAGATCTCTACTAGGGTAGTAGGGTCATTGAATCCAAAGTCCATACCTAGAGATAAAAACTCTGCATCCTCAGGTATTTGATTGACCTCACTGA